TTACCTCTGTATCGTCTCTAAATAATCTACTGTAAACACCTATCCAAACGTATTTAAAATCAGGATACTGCTCAATAATTGACTTAGCAATTTGTGCAACACCTAATCGTAATGCTTTTGCTTGTGTATCTCCACTTGTTAACCACCATTCAGGATTGTCAGTAGGTGACAGTTCAGCAGATATTTCTGCTGCTTGTTCCCATACAGGATTAAACTCAGCAAATGCCTTACCACTTTCTGTAGTCATTATAGTATCATTATTTAACCATTTATTCTGCATTTCTTCTAATACTACTTTTGCTTTTACTGGGTTTATTAATCCATAATCTCTTTGAAATCCTGGTAGTTCGCCAATTAAATAGTTTCTATAAACACGTAATAATACTGTTTCTTCTTTACTTGTAAGACCCATAGCTTCTACTTGTTCTTTAAATGCTGTGTATCTAAAATATCCTAAGGTATCATTTACTTGTCTTTGATACTGTTCAGGGTCTAATGTTTCTATATCACCTTTGTTAAATGCGTCATACATTTGTGCATAGTTTCTTTCATCATAAGGACTATCAGGTAATACATAGTATTTAGACAATGGAACAGCGTCTAATACTTCTTTATTTTCTGATTGAAACTCCATAACTCTATCTGTAAATGATTGTCTACCAACTTTAGATTGTGTTTTAGGTGCTGTTAACCAACCATGTTCTATACCATATATAGATACAAATTCATTAAATGCTGCAATATTGTTATTGTCATTTGCGTCAATTAGTTTTGTATATTCTTTTGCTAGTTGTTGTGTACCCCAATATTTACCATTCTTGTCTTCTATATAGTATCTTGGTGTCCAACCTGTAGGTAAAAAGAATTGTGATATACCTCTAAATAAATATAACTTAGATGCTTGTAGTTTAGAATACTCAAGATACGCTTCGTCAACTGTAAGTCCTCTATCTAAATATCTATTTAATTTACCTTGTTCTGCAAGTGCTTTATCTCTACCAACAGCTTTACCATACTTATATATATCAATAGTTGTAGATGCACGTAATTGTGATGCTTCATCTCCTACACCAATAGCTGCTGTTATTTTTTGCAACCATGCGGGTAAAGGTATAATATCTTTTGCACTTGGTGGTCCAAACTCCCCATACAATAATCCACGTACTTCATTTCCTAATCCGTGTCTTGGTAATACCTTGTCAGCAAGTACACCTACATAAGGTAATGGTGCAGGTATAAATCCTTGTCCTAATAAGTTAATTCCTTGCACAAATCCTTTAGGTGCAACTCTTACATCTGATTGTTCTCCAAATATAGAGTTAGTAAGAAAGTCAGAACCAGGGTATACAAACATTTCACTACCACTACCACTAGGGTCAGGTGCAAAGAAACCTTCTCCTGTATAACCAACAGCATCAGAACCTCTAGCACCAGTTACTGCAAGTTGTGCTTGTCTTGCTCTATATGGATTATTTATAAGTAACTTGCTCCATGTTTGTGCAAGTTCAAACCATACTTCAGGGAATGGGAATATGTTTCTAGTTATATCAGATATCAAATGTTTTTTAGATGCGTCATATAATAATTGTTTAGTTGCAGATAAACCATATGCTTTACTCTGTACGTTTGCTAAATCATAATCATCTATCTTACGTACTGCAGTTATACCTTTTTGACCTTCTAATTCTTCTATAAGTTTTTTAGGTATTTTTGCTTCTTTAGCTTCGCCAATAAATCTAACTTGTAAATCATCTGACATACTTCCAAAGTTATCACTTACCCATTGCCATCTATATTGTTTAAATACAACAGACCTAGACAAATATGCATTAGGTTTTGTCATTAAATGTTTAAATGCAGTATCAACCATTATGTCTAATCTATTTTCTATTTTTCCTAAAAATCCTGTTATTGGTGGTTGTGGTTTATGATATTTAACTAAACCAAACTCTACACCTTCATCTACAAAATTAGATAAACCTTTATATATTTTTGCTAAATGGTCTTTACCATATTCTTTAGTTACGTCATTAATAAAACCAATTTTTGTACCACTAGGTGTTTCTAACTTACCTGTCCAAATAGCTTCACGTAATCTATCGTCACCACCATATGCACCAAACTTATAACTATATTTATCTCCTGCAACATAATTAACACCTTCTGTTAACAATTCACCTGTCTTCATTCTTATTCTTGCTTCTACAGATGCTAGGTATGCGTCCATATCATTTGTGTTAGTAAGCAATCCTTGCATTTTTTTACCACCTAAACGTGCTAAATCTTGTCTTAGTGGTAGTGCAGCTTTACTTCTAAACCATGCTTTTGATGCGTTATTAAAACCATTTTCAGCTAAGTATCTAGCTATAGGGTCATTACGTAATTGCATAAGTTCAAATGCAATACCCTGTATATAGTTGTCTTCACCTTTTCTTAAAGCAACATAATCTCTACCCATTTTGCCTGCTTTAGTAGGTCTACCTCTTAATGCTCCTGCAGTCCAGTTACTGTTAGTAACTTCTGCAAATTCAAGACTTTCTCTAAGTTTTCCACTATCTACACCACCTGCAGAAATAATATCAACACCTTTAATATTTGCATTGTGACCATGTGACCTTGCCCATATCATATAATCAGCAGGGTGAGTAAACATACTGTCTACGCCTGCTGCTGCCATTCTTAAACTTTCTTCTAAGAAAACTCTAACAAACCAAGCACCTCGTAAAAGCACTAATGGTTTAAATAAATTACGTGTCATATAATCAAGTGTTAGTGTATATGCATCATCTGTTAGTCCTTTACTAGGAATTAAACCTTTAAAGTTTGTATCACCTTTTAACAACTGAACAGCATTTTGTTTTGTATGTCTTAGGTTAGCTCTAAGTCCACTTTCAAACTCATCACCATATGTAGTAAATACTTTGCCCATAGCTCTGTTTATAAGTCTGTAATCCATAAGTGGTGCATATAATTCAGACCCTTCTGCTAATAAATGCAATGAAGGTACAAGCATTTCTACTTTTTCTCCATTAGGTCCACGTTCAATTATTGTTTCTACAACATCACCAACAAATGGCATGTTGTCACCAGTTAAGCTATCTACAAAATATTTTCTTATATCTGCATTTGTTTCAAATATTTTTTTAGCAATCATAGTTGCAGGTAATCTTTTACCACTAGCTTTAGCTCTTGCTTCGTCTCTTACTATTTGTTGATATGCAAATCTTTGTATTTCTTCAAAGTTGCCATCTTCAATATCTATTAGTTCATCTACTATTGGTTTCATTTCATCAAACTTATAACCTGTAGCTTGCATATGTGATATTAAATTTTTAACTGCATTGTGTCTGTTAGTAAAAGATAAACCTACTTCAGGTGTAACACTTAATGTTTTATTCCAATATGGTTTTAATCCTGAACGTAATGTAGCACTGAAACCCATAAGTTCTGCAAAACTATCTGTTGCTACAGGTTCTTTTCTTAATACATTTATTGCACCTTTAACACCACTACCTAAATAACCACCAATACTTCTAAATGCAGCGTCTTCTTTACCTATAGCAGATAATGCTCTACCTGCAGTTCTTTTCACAATATTTTGACTTTGTGATAACTCTTGACCTGTAAGTGCAGATTGTCTTAATACAGCGTTAGTAAGTCCTGATTGTTTACCAGGCATTTGTGTAATTACACCTGTATCAAATAAGTTGTCTAATATATCTCTAACTTCTAAATAACTTTTGCTATCTGCAATTTGTTTTGCAACTGTATAATCAAGTTGGTCTAATCCTGGTGTAGTCATAATCTTTGCTACATTTTCTTCTTCTGTTAATGCACGTGTTACATTTCTACCAAAAGGACTATTCATTAAATCTCTTGAAGTATTTTTAAATAATGATTTACGTGTACCACTAATTACACCTGCTTGTTTATAAAGTTTACGTCCTGCTCTAAAATCTGCTTTATCTTCAGGTGATAATGTTCTAATTAATTGTCCATTACGTCCTGATATTTTTACAGGTTTATCTACAAATGGGTCAACACTATCTCCTAGTGCATCTATGTTTTTGTTAAACATATTTAAATAGTTATCTACTTTTGTTGCATTTCTTGTATCAAGTAATTTATCTACAGTAGTTGCACCTTTACCTAATTTACCTAATGCACCTATACCTTTAGCTAATGGTAAGTCTGCAGCTAACATTGCACCTGCATCAATAATTCCTGACATTACGTTTGCTGCAGTTGTACCTGAAGGTATTACGTTATAAGTTATAGCTCTACCAGGACTGTATGGTTGTAACACTCCAGTATCTAATCCTCTTTTGTTTCTCCACCAGTTAGATACACTAAACCAGTCATTAATGTTATTTGGTTGATAATCAGTAGTACGACCTTCATAAAACATAATTTTATTTGGGTCATTTAAAGATGTGTATTCTTGTATTCCTAATGCTTCATTAGCTTTTATAGGTGTACCAACATTGTCATAAAATATTTTTCTTGCTTCTTTTTCAGAATATCCCATATCAATAAGTCTGTGATAACGTGCATCATCTTCTGCTAATATACTTTCAAATAAAAACTTTCTACCTTCTCTTTGATAGTTAACAGGATTACCTTGTAGAGCTTCTTTATAAGCTGCCCAAAAAGCAGTTTCTCCTGCCATATCTCCTGCTTCTTTCCACATATTTACATAAGAACGTAATTCACCCCACATGTTTTTATCTTTTCCAATATCAGGAACTGTTGTGTTAGATACAAACATTTGTAAATTAGATTGTGCTTCTTCAGGTGTATAACCTTCTTGTAACCATTTATCATAAAACATTAAATCAGCAACATATTTTTGTTGTCTGTTTATTTTACGTATTTTTTCTCCTGTACTTTCTAATGCAAGTAAAGCCCATATACCTAACTCTGCTTCACCTGTTAATGCTTTTTTTAAATTTAAAGTCATATCTTGATGTTCAGGATATAAATATTCTCCATTAGCGTCAGTAGATGCAAGCTCCCATGCAGTCTTACCTGCTTCTGCTTGTTTAACAGAATACTTATCTGCAATATTTTCTACAGCAGGGCTTTCAGGATTAACACCCAACATAGCCATAGGAGTAAGTAAACCTTTAGGTAAGTTTGGAAATTTTTTACTTATAGCAATTAAATTTTTTGCAACATCTACAGTTACATTTTTTTTAAGATTTTGCCATTTAGTATTTCTAGCTTCGTTTTGTTTTAATAAATCTTCTTCGTAGACTGGGTCAGGAAAATACATTAGTTACTTCCTTGATTAATCAACTCCGATATTATTGAACTTGGCATTATTTGATACATTGCAGCTAATAACATGTTCTCATCTTCATCAATAGCTTGCATAGGTGGACTTCCTGCACCTAACATAGCTCCTTCTGTTATAGGTTCTGCAGGTCGTTCTGTTGGTGCAAATACATTTGGTATAGATACTTGTTGTTGTGCAGGTAAAGGTGCAGCTTGTTGTTGTTCTACTAATGCTTTGCCTTCACCATATGCTTGACCAGGTATTCTTCTTATAGGTTGTTTACTACTACCTGCACCACCATCTGTTCTTGCAGATAAAGCACCTGGTCCACTTACAGGAGCAGGATTATTTGGTTGCCTATATCCACCTCTACTACGTTTCTTTGCCATAATCCTCCATTACAACTATAAAAATACCTGGATACGGACTAATAATTTCATATGCTTGTTCCATATTTATTATTTGTGTATCACCATATTCTTCGTTAATTAAACTCCAAAACTCATTTTCTATAAAATCGTCTGTCATTATACAAGTCCAAATGCTTCTTGAATACTAGGTGTTTGTTGTGGCATAGCTTGAGCCATTTGTTGTTGTTCAATCATTGCCATTTGCTCAGGGGATAGCTGAGGTTCTTCAGGTGTGTAAAACTGTTTAAGTATTTCTGTCATAGCGTTTGGATTTTCATATATAGCTATAACTGCCATAGTTGCAGCAGCATCACCTTGTGCTGACCTAGATAGTACACTATCAAACAATACAGTTTCTGCTTTGTTCTTACGTATACGTTCTTGTACTTTTGCAATATTTTCTAATCCATCAATATTATCTTGCAAAGTTTCTACATCTATAACTCCTGCTTGTAGTAATTGTAAACCTGTAACAATTTTTTGTGGCTCATCAAACCCTGCCATAACACCATATATACGTCTTGTCTTATGGTCTCCACCAATATCACTTAGTGGTTTATAGTTTTCAGAAAAAGATGTTCCATTAAAGTAACCTGCCATAGGTTTACTTTCTGCACCAGTTTCTAATGTAATAATTTCATCTAGTTCAAGTCGTTTATTATCCATTTCAGATACACCGACTTTAATTATTTCTCTGTACTCATTAATCATAAGTGACATAGAACTATTTAATTCTGCTAATCCTGCACCAGTAGCTACGCTTGCAGGTGATTGGGCATCATCAGTTACTGGGTAACCGCCTACAAGCCGTAACTGTCTTTCTAACCTGTCCACTTGTTGGAATAGCTGATATGGTATGTTATTTGCAGGTTTAGAAACTTGTGTACCTGGAGCTAAATAGTTTACAGCAAATCTACCTTTACGATATTGTCCGCTTTCTAGCTCACCTGAAATATTTGTTTCTGTAAATACAGCATCTTCCATAGCAATAGCTGACATAATATTTATCTTTGCCATCATTGCCATAAGACCTATTGTGTGGTCATACTGACCTTTTAGTTCGTCAAAACTAAATCGTTTCATAAATACAAAAGGAACTGTACTTAGTGGATTAGGTATATAGTCAAACAGTTGTCTAGTTTCAGGATATACAATGTATGTACCTGTAATGTCGTAGTATTCAATAATATCTACGCCTTGACCAGTGTTATCTTCCCAATCTGCTTTTTGTACATTACCTCTGTCATAACCAATAAGTGATGTACTTGAATTAGGTGTAGCACCTGTCTTTTTCTTTTCGTTTGGTTTAAGAA